CGAGGTCACCGACGCAGGCGAGGTGATCGCCAAGGTGACGGTTCGGTTGACGCTGGTGCTCGACACGGTCTTGAACACGTCGTGCGACTGGTTCGCGGCGTTGTTGAACACGCCCGTGAAGGTGATCGAGAAGTCGGCCAGCAGCAGCAGCCGCTCGTGAGCCGACTTGTCCACGCCCGTGATGTCCTGCACGCCACGAGGGGTGGCGTAGTCGAAGTTGGTGATGTCGTTACTGATGGTGCGGGCGACGCCGCCCGCGTCATTGACGGCGACCGAGTACCCGAGGCCCGACTGCTTCGCCATGGTGATCCCTCATCCCTTGTTGATCTCGCCGAGGATGGCCTCGGTGTGTGTGCGCAGGTCATCGGCCCAGCTGTCCCCGCTGGAGTGCCGGTAGCGGCGGTCCCCGGCGTCCACCACGAACGCCGGCTCCAGGCCGAGGTTCGTTTTGTGCTCGCCGGATCGGAAACACGACTGGCCGGGGCTGAATGTAAACACGGTCAGTCCGGCGGGGGAGCGATCCTCGGTGTAGCTACGGCCTGACCTGCGACGGATGTAGTCGGCCTGCCGCTGCCCCAGGTCCGTCGACTCGTCGATCGTGGACTGCCACCCATGCAGGTAGCCGGCACAGTCCACCTCCTCGCAGGTGGCGGGACGGAAGTGCGTCGAGACGGGGTTGAGAATCTGGTACCTGATCTTCGAGTACATCAGAACACCACCTGCACGGAGTTCTTCACGAAGACCACGGCGAACGTCAGGGAGGTGAAGCCGCCCGAGGTCGTGGTCACTGCCCTGACGTACCGTCGAACCGTCGCGCTGCTGCCAGCGGATATGCGCTGAGCCCCTGGAGCTGTCGTGACCTGCGTGAACGCCCCGCCGGCCAGGTCGGTGAACGACGTGTTGTCCGCCGAGTCCTGGAGCTTGATGGTCACGTCCGTGCCGGTGAACGCGTTGACGTGCAGGTATGCCTGCCAGCCGCCCGAGGTGGAGGCGCCGAAATCGTTCGCGGTGCCGGACGTGGCGGTGGTGTCGTTGCGCAGGCCCGGCGTGAGCTGGTTTCCCCACTCCAGGCCGTAGCCGTTGCCCTGGCAGTCCACGACGAGGGTGTACGAGCCGTCGGTTCCACGCTTGCCGTCGTAACCGATCTGCTTGGCCAACATCGCCGCGGCGGGGTTGCCGATCGCCGTGCCTCGGAAGTAGGCGACGTAGCGATCAGTGGTCGGCAGCGTCCTCAGGACCGAGTGGGCCTGCCCGACCGCGGCGTCGAAAAACGCCGTGAACTTTATGTTTCCGTCGCGCAGGGCGCCGATCCGCTCGTGTGCCGACTTGTCGATGCCGGTGACGTCGAGCAGGTTCTGCGGCGCGGCGACGGTGTCCACCGATCCGACGTCGCCGGAGACGTTGTGGCCGTCCACGTACAGGTTGTCGCCGAGTCCGGACTGTTTGGCCATCTATGCCACCTGATTCCATACGTCGTCCAGCAGCAGCGGGACGGTGATGTCCATGATCCTCATCAGCTTGCCGTCGATGTTGACGTAGCCGGCGCGTGCCCCGAGCGGCGGACCGGACTGTCCCAGCAGGTCAACGCACTCCACGCTGTCGTCCAAGGTGAAATCGCCGCTGAACAGGCCGATCAGCGTCGAGGCGGCGTTCATGACGTTCGGGTCGATGGCGTCCATCGGGTCCTGGATCATGTTCGTGTAGATCCTCAGCGTCAGCTCCACGCGCGCCGAAGTCGCGGCCAGGCCAGACAGCTGCGGATACGGCATGATCGACTGAACCCACACCGACGCCGTCAGCCCATTGCCGGGCGCCTGCTTGGGCTCGTAGGCGTTGACCTTGTCGAACAGCCCGGACGATTGGGCGACGGAGACGACGTTGTCCATGAGCGCCTGTGTGTCCAGGGCCATCAGTCCACCTCCTCGACGAATCGCGCCAGCGCGGGTTCGGCGTAGGCGTCGGCGCGCTCCTGGACCTTCTGAACGGAACGCCGGAACGCCGCGTAGCCCGGAAATCGGGTCCTCGGGGCGTTGCGGGATCCGATGCCCTCCAGCCAGGGGCCATACAGGGCGTTGGTGTCGACGATCTGCCGGTCGCCTTCGGTCGTGGTGGCCACGTGGCGCGCGGCGTATCCGGGGCCATCGACGCGGATGGAGGTTCCCAGGGCGTCTCGGACGATGTCGCGCCCGTGGTCGGCGATGTCGGCCTCGACCTGGGCGATCAGGCGCCTCATGGCCTCGTCGTATCGGGCGTCGAAGAATGGACCGCTGTAGGTGACGTCGTCGGCCATCAGATCAGCCTCGCCGTCGTGCGGGTGCGCAGGCGGGCGTAGCGTCGGCGGGCTCGGTCGCGCAGGTCCTCCAGGCCGACACCGAGGGCCTGCCGGACGTTCTCCGTCCCGATGGTGCGGGCGTAGCCGGCGGCTTCCTGGAGCAGGGCCGTGGTCGCCTCGGCGATGCACAGCTGACGAATCAGCGCCGGCACCTTGTGCATGGCGATGCTGGCGCCCTGCGTGTGCGCCGCGGCGGCGGTCCCCAGGGCGCCGCGGGTCACCGTGCAGCCGCGCTCGGCGTAGACCTTGGCGGAGGCGCTGTGAGCGGCCAGGACGGTGCCCTCCCAGGCGCGCTTGACGGTCAGGTTGTTGCCGGAGATGTCGGTGACGAGCATCCGCTCGGAGTCGATGAGCAGAACCTCCCCGACGCTGAACGCCGAGCCCGTTTGAATCGTCACCGTGACGGAACTGGCCTGGGCGGTGAGGGGGGCCGAGATCGTCTGAGTGCTGTCAACCAGCGTCTTGTCGGTCACTAGCATGCGCTCGGAGTCCAGGTGCAGGATCGACCCCACGCCCACCAGGGCGCCGTCAGACACCGTCAGCGTCGTATCCGAGGAGGCGATCGTGGCGGCCAGCGTCCCAGCTGCGGACTCTGCCGCGCCGTAGCCGAACAGCCCGGTCACCGTGACGGAACGCTGATATGTCGAGCCCGAGTTGAACGCGGACTGCGACGCCAGGTCCACCTCGATGTGGGTGTAGGGAGGCCCGTAGTCCGGGCGGAAGAAGCAGTTCGCGCTGATGTCGGTTCCGCCGTTGGAGACGGTGACCGACGTGGCTGGCGCGGCCAGTTCGCGCTGATCTAGCCAGATCCGCCACGGCGTGTCCAGCTGATGCGTCGGCCAGTCGAACGTCTGCGTGTCCAGCGTGGGGAAGAAGTACCGCAGCAGCTCGCCCTCGATGGAGCGCGACGCGGCCTCGATCTGCCGGTCGATACGAGCGTTCGACATCTGCGACGTGCTCTGGAAGCCCAGGGCGCCACGCACGTCCTCACGCGTGCAGTACAGCACGCCCTCACCGTTCACGGTGGCGCTCATCAGGTCTCCCGGGTGCTTTCTGCGGAATCTGGCTGATCTTCAGTTGTCAGGAGCGGGGCTGGGCGTCCTCTATCGACCCGTCCCACGTCCACCCGTCGAATCGGCAGAACCACTCGCCTTCAGGTCCCGCGGTGAGGGGTTCTCCGTCTCGGGGGCAGGCGACGGGGACGCGTTCGCGGAAGTAGCGGCGCTCCTCCTCGTTGGCCTGGAGGATGCTGAGGAGCCCATACCATCCGGCTCCGGCAGGGTTGGCCATGGCTCCTCCACTCCTGACACACCACCCGCGTTGACTCGCGGCATCCCACTGCCTCCTCGTGATGCACGACGTGGCGGCGGAGTCGAGGTCGCGCCGCCACGTCGCTGTTGCTCAGATCGCCGTAGGTAGCTGGTAGATCGTGACCGTGCCCTGCGTCTGACTTCCCGCGTTGGTGACGACCAGCTGATACGCCCCCGGCGGGAGCCACGTTCTCGCCACGTCCCCCGAGGCCCCCGACGTGAACGGCACCTTGCGTGACGAACTCGTCGACGACAGGCTCGCCCCGATCGACGTCCCCGACCCGTTGTCGAACACGCTGACACCCAGCGAGTCCAGGAGGTCGACGCTGTAGAGGTTCGTGGGCGTAGCGCCGCCCGTACCTGGGGTGAATTCGACCAAGACGATCGAACCCGCGCCCATGGTGAACGTGTTTCCACTGGTGGTGCCGCCGACGTTGGACAGCCAGTTGACCGAGCACTGGCGGACGCCGCCCGAGCCGAACAGCTCCGCCTGTGTGACGGTGATGGACCCGGCGCTCACCTCACACCGCCGTCACGGACGCGCCGTCATCCAGCGGGATGTAGGTCAGCGTCCACTTGAACGCCCCGGTGTTCGTCGCCGACGTGGTGATGTCGATCGTGCCGGGCTGAACGACGTAACCGCCCGGACCCTGCACCTGCACGCCAGAACCCGCGTTCGCGCCGACCACCAGGGCACCCTTGGCGCCTGAAGGCAGCGACACCAGCGTCCCTACCTCCGAGGAGGTCACCGCCGTAGCCGTGCACAGGCCCGTAGCGGACGCGGTGCCCGTGGTCGGGGTGACGCCGACGCTGACGGTGGTCGCGGTCGCGCTGCACACCGTGGTGCACTGCCCGACCAGGCCCGTCACGATCACCCGGCCACCCGAGACGGTGAACAGGTGTGCGGTCGCGGTAGCGGGCAGCACGGCCGCCGGCTCCTCGACCTTGACGCCCATGTGCAGAAGGCGCTGCTGCGTCCCGTCGATGAAGTTCGCCATGGTCGCCCCCTCAGACCGTCAGGTTGCGCAGGTTGGACGGCTTGCGCTGAACCAGCAGGTCGTGGGGCATGACCAGCAGGTGCGCCGAGGCGTGCGAGGCGTTGATGTACTTGTACGTGTCGGGAACCCCGTTCGCCGAGATCTCCGCCACCGCCAGACCGCCGGTCGCACAGGTGAACGTCGCCGCGGCGGCCTGGGTGTGCAGCGTCCACACGCCAGACGCCCAGGTCCAGTAGCGGGTGATGCCGTCGGTGCCGGCGGTGCCGTCGAAGTTGATGGCTCCGGTGCCGGCGGCGTCCTTGGCGACCTGCACGGTCACGTTGCCCGACGTGGCGGTGAGCGCCCAGATAGCGACCCCCGCGGTGTCCTGGAGACTCACCCACGTGGCCGTGGTGGTCTCACTGGGGACCGCGGTGTAGAGGCGTCCAAGACCCTCCATGATGACCTTCCTTTCACTGCCGGGGCGTCACTGCCGGCCGGTAGGCCGTAGGCCCCGCGCACGAGGCCTACGGCGGGGTCTCAGATCAGCGGGCCGCGATCTGAACGACGGGGGACAGCGTGTTCGAGCTGTTGTTGTGCGGCGTGATCGCCGACCGCAGCCAGTTACGGCCGTCCACGCGCTCGATGATCCGAAACGCGGTCTTGTCCTGCTGGAACTTGTAGTGCGGGGACGACTCGGCGGTCATGACCTGCCGATCGCCGAGCAGGTAGTAGGACAGGTCAACGAGGTTGATGTCACCCGGCGTGCCCAGGGGCGGAGTCTTCTCGGTGAAAATCACTGGACGGCCCAGGATCGACACGGGCGGGGCCTGGTCGCCGGGGTTGGCGTAGTGACCCAGCCAGATCGCCGAACCGCCGGTGCCCACGGACAGCGACATCGTCGCGAGCTGCGGGAACGTGTCGATGCTGGCGATCCACACGGCATTGGACAGCGACGTCGGCAGCATCCGGGCGTACATCTTGACCAGGTTTTCCCACACGATGGTGCCCGCGGACTGACCCGACTCCTTGGCCACCTGGATGGCGCAGGCGGCGTTCAGCAGACCCTCGGGTTCGCCGACGCCGGAGCCGTTGAGGAACGCGACGTCCTCGAAGTACGCCAGCCCCTGCGGGAACTTCTGGCTGAAGAAGTCCTGGAATGCCGGAGCGTCGGCCACCAGCTCGTTGGGGACCTCGGCATACCCGGTCAGCTTCTTGGCCTCCAGCACGACGCGGCCAAAGCTCGCCTGAGTGTCGGTGAGGCTGGCGCCTTCCTCGGCCCAGTAGTACGTCATGCCGCCGAAGACGCTGGAGACGTGGCTGGTGTCGTCCACGGTGGGGATCGGGACGCGCAGCGAGTCCATGGAGATCGTGGTCGCGCGGGAGCGGACGATGCTCTTCTCCAGGGCGACGGCCAGCAGCTCCGAGCGCAGGATCTCCGGCACCAGGAAGCCGCCAGCGTCCGGGACGGCCGAGCCGAAGCTGTTGAGGACCTCGGCGGCGCGGTTGCGCTTGCCCTCCAGTTCGCCCCAGTTGCGCAGCGCGTTCGCCTTGTGCCAGATGGACTGGAAGAACTCGGCCTGGTCGCGAAACTCGCCGTCCAGGGCGACACCCGGGGCACGCTTGTTGTAGACGTTCCCGCGACGCAGCGACGGCAGGCGGTCGTCGATGGGGTTGAGCAGCGGGTTTGCGGCGCCCTTGGAGTCTTTGAGCATGTCGCGCAGGACGCGCTGAGTCTCCTCGCGGACCTGGGTCGCAATCGTCTCGTCGCGGTTCATGACCGTGCGGGCGTAGTTCTGGATGAACTCGCCGAACGAGGCCTTGTTGGCGAAGACGCGCTGCATACGGCTGCTGTCGCCCAGCATCTCCTCCAGCTCGGAGGCGGTAGTGGGGATGATCGTCGGTGCGGTCACTGCCGCCCTCCCTCTGTAGAGACCGCGCTGCGCATCGCGGCGCGGAACAGCTCGGCGTCGAACACGAAGGCTGTCGACGGGGTGGTGGCCGCAACCGGAGCGGGCGCTCCGCTACGACCATCATAGTTGAAAAAGGTAAGGTTCCAGGTAGCCTTCACCGACGATTCGTCGGTGTGACGGGCTTCTGACACCCGATCCGCCAGGCCTGCGGTGACAGCCTCGTCGGCGGTGTACCACTGCTCGCCGCGCATGGCGTCCCGCCACTGCGCCGTGGTGCCGCCCGCCCGGGACGCGTAGACCGAGGCGATGTTGTCCGACATCTTGTCCAGCAGGCCCGCCATGGACTCCATGTCCGCGGCGTTGCCCATGCACACGCCGGACGCGTCGTGGATCATCATCGTGGAGTTCGGCGCCATCGTGATCGAGTCGCCGGCCATCGCGATGAACGACGCCGCGGACGCCGCCACGCCATCCACCACGACATTCACCGTCGCGGGGTGGCTGCGCAGCGCGTTGAGGATGGCGATCCCGTCGAACACGTCCCCGCCGGGGGAGTTGATGTGCACGGTGATGGACGGCGCGGTGACGCTCTTGAGCTGCGCGGAGAAGTCCTGCGCGGTGACGCCCCAGAACCCGATCTCGTCGTAGATGTCCAGCGTCGCGGCGTTGGACGACGTCGCGTCGGTGATGCGAAAGAAGTCGTTGCGGGATGAGAGCTTCTGGGCACGGGCGGCGTGCTCCCGGATGCGTTCCTGCGAGGTGAGATTCCCGATGCGTAGCGCACGCTGCCAGGCCGCGCTGTCGACGATCCGCAGGCCACCCAGATTGGCGGCGTCGCCATCCTTCTTGTGAGCGTCGTCCAGGTGCGCCTGTAGATGTGCGCGCACGCCAGCACGATCACCATCGGGGATGCTCGCCCCGGACAGGCGGGCGAGGCCGTTGCGGCACGCGGGGATGTTCGCCGGACCACCCTTGGTGCGGTGATGCGGGAACTTGTAGCTCGACTTCTTGTCGTCCGCGTCGTCATCGCCTGACCTGCTGGGCGCGCTGGCCGCCTCGGCGGATTCCCAGGCGTGGCAGTAGTGCAGCACGGCGTCGTCATTGGGCATCGCGGCGACGGCAGCGGGGCCATCCCAGGCGCTGTCCTCCGTCGCCGTGTGGTGCACGCCGATGGCTGGCATCAGTTGTCCTCCCCACTGTTGTCGTCTTCCATGCCCGGCTGCGCCTTGGGCAGCGTCAGAAGGGCCGGAGGTCCGACCCATCGCATGTCTGGCATTCCGATGGTCTTGAGGACATCGGCGGGCTCGTATCCGGCTTCCACTAGCTCCAAGGCGGCCTTGGCCTGTTCCTTGAGGGTGGCCGCGTCGGCCTGCCAATCCTCGGGAACGGGATTGTCGTAGTCGAATTCGACGCCTTGGCCTGTGGCCCCGAAGAGCGGCAGGAGCTGCGTGTTCAGTGCGCCTTTGATGCGTTCGAGTCGGGGTACCATGCGGTACTTGGCGTAAATGTATTCAGAGCCCTCGATGTTGGCCCGATTAACGTCGTCGACGACTCCGAGCATTCCCTTGGAGACTCCGAATCCCTCATACGTCGTATCGCGGGTGTCCTGACGCAACTCTGTGAATTGCATATCTTTCATGGAATAACCGCCCGGCTGCCACGTAGCGCCGGATTCCAGGAATGCAACCCGGTGCGCCCTTTGAACGCCTTGGTGCTGCTCCGCCCAACGGGTCGTGATTTCCTCGAATTGCTCATCGGAGACACGATCGGGAATCGTCACGAATCCGCCAGGCTGCGCCGAATTCTTAAAGAATGCACGATTCCAATCGGAGATGAAATGCGCCGATTCGATGTCGGACATCATAGCCTCAACCGCGCCGAGGCCATCGTACGGGTCATACGGATGCGGCTGCCGCAACCAGATAACCTCAGTGCGATTGAACGGAACCTGCTCGCCATTCGGACCGAGATACACCCAGCCCGCCAGGAACGACTTCTGATCCGGCACGGCGACCATGCGATGGGGCATCACAGGCCACATATCCAAAGGACCGGCGGCCGACGGCGTCATGATCCAGAACGCCTTGCCGGTCAGCTCGATGTGCTGCTGGAACGTCTCGACGAACAGCTGCCGGTACATGAAGTCATTGGGGCGATTCCACAGGTCCAACGCGGCGTGGTTGGTGACCTCGCGCCGAGGGTCCGGCGAGGAGATGCGGCCACGCCCATCGGAGTGCCGGAAGAGTCGCCAGTTGACCT